TTAAGGTAGCAGATAAACTGATCTCCAGATGTACCTGTTACCGCCTTGAAGTCACCGTAGATTACGTTACCAGCAATGCAAGGCAAAGTCGTATTCACGTCACTGCGTCTTTCGTAAAAGCCAGCGGCGTGAGTACCACCAAGGTTGCTTCCGTCAGTGTCTAAGTGCGTGCTTCCATCAGAAGCATTCTCTGCAAGTTGCTCGAAAATACCAGCAGCCTTAACAGTCAAGTTGGCGTCAGCAGCAACAAGGACTTGCACAGCAAAAATGTCTGCCGTAACAGTCTCAGCACCATTGACCAAAGCAAAGCTCTTAGGGAGCGTGTGTGTTAAGTGTGCCATATTATCCGAGTTTAGCAGTTGTGTTATCCATTCCGAATACAGCGTACTCAATGATTTGAGCCGCCTGTGTAGCGTATACCTTGAAGTCTGCATCAGGCATAACAGGGAGCATTACAGCTTCCCCACCACCAATCTTGGCGATGTTTGTTGAGCCCGTGTAGAGATATACGTATTTTTCTTTCTCTCTATCCATGTTCTTGACAAACAAATAGGCTACCGCAAGTTTGTCATTAGCCTTCGACACAGTCACAGCATCAGAACCCTGAGCCGTACCGAGAACCTTTGTTCTTATGGTATGGCCAGAGTCAACTGGTCCAGTGAATGAAGCGCTTATAGAAACTGGATACGAAAGGGCATCCTCACTGCCGAAAAATATTTGAGCAGAAATTCTCGCCATTATGCTTCATAGATAACCATGAACTCAACTGTCAAGGCAGTAGAGACGCTTGGGGTAATCTTGATGTCTTGGTCTCCGTTAAACGGGAGCAAAGCCCAATCACCAGCGTACAAACGACCCAAAAGCTGAGCTTCAATGGTTACGAGGATGTGCTCTGTAGCAACAGAGCTCGTGTTCCTGATGTAAACCTTGTGAGCCTTGTCGTCGGCGTAATCGCCTTTATCAATAAGGGTTTGGATGCTGTTCGTGGTGAAGGTCTTTCTAGACACACCTGTAGTCTGGTCAAGACCAGTAACTGTTCCCGCTTTCGTGAGAGTTGATGATGTACTCAAAGACAGGTTATCACCAGTGAGGTCTGGGCTGCTGAGAGTAAGTGAAGCTGTAACTGTAGCCATTTTAAAAAAGTATTGTTGTTGTTGGTTTTCGCAAATATAGTGATTATCTATTTTTCTTTAATATTCTGTATCTACTCACCCTGCCTCTTTCTTCCTTCTCTTTTCTAGCTCTTCTTTTTTCCGCAGGAGTAAGCTCGCTTGCAGTCACAGGAGTGTCTTTGCTGACTCGTACTGTAGGCCTAAAGGTTCTATCTCCTTTTGAGTAATCCTTATCTCCAGACAGCGTTCTCCATTTTTCTTTAAACCACCGCTTTAACTTGAGGCCTTCTTTTGTCTTTCTGACCCTGCCCATTACTTTTTACTCTTGTTGCCCCAGTTGGCAGCCCCGACCTTGCGGCACTTAGCCAAAGCACCAGAAGCATACGCAGAAGGCCACACTTTGTAGCGAGCCTTTACCTTGTGGTAGCAAGCATCTTTCTTTGCTTTCATGACTTAGGGTGATTTACGAGTTTGAACTTTGCTTTTGCGATAGCGCCAGGGTGAGGCTTGTAGTCGCCCTTCATCAAGAAGTACCTTCCACGTTCCTCCATCCAGTGGTATCCTTTTGGGGGATCCACAGAAAGTGTCTTCTGAGAGATCTTAAGCTTTCCGCCCTTATTGTACTTTACTGTTTTCATTTACAGCGGCATCTCCAGTTGCGTAGAGCTTTGTTGATTCTTGAGTTAGGGTCTCTGCGAGTCTTAGCGCTAGTGAGCCTCTTCTTCATTCCACACATACGCTTGCAGAAAGACTTGCGTCTCTTAGCGTCCTTACTGCCCTTTTTGACCTTTCCAGTAACAGCAGTCTTAAGCTTGCTTCCAGGATTGGCTCTGCGATATGCTGCGACACCCTCAGGGGTTAGCCCACCAGACCTACTCTTGTGGACGCCCATCTTCATCTTGGGCATTTTGGCTTTTCTCTTTACAACCTTGGGCATAATGCAAATATAAGAAAAGGCCTAGAAGCGATTATTCACCGATAAGGTCGTCTATAATCTGAGAAGTGTCCTGAGCTTCTTGAACCTCTTCAGTCTCGCCCCTCTTCCCTTGTCTTTGAGAAATAAGCTTGCTCTGCTGAACAGCTTGCTTCTTAACTCTGTCGTCTTTTCTATCCTCTTTCAAGACTTCAAGCTTCTCCTTGAACTCCTGCTCTTCTGTTCTGAATCCAAGAGTGGCCTGAGCTCTGATCATTTCGATCTCTCTTCTGTACTGATGCTTAACCTGTTCAAGCTGAATTTCAAGCTGGTTCTTAAGCTGCATCTTCTGAGCCTCAAGCTGAGACTCAATCTGCATTTCCTGCTGTCTAGTCTGAGAAGCCGTCTGTGCTGCCTGAGCCTGTTGCTGAGCCTGCATCTGAGAGTTTTGCTGAGCAATCTCTTGCTGCTTCTTCATTCTCTTCTGGCGACGAACAATAAGAAGTCTTTCTGCCTGGTTGATGTCCTTAAGCTGCCTAATAGCAATGGCGTCCTCTAGGTCCAGCTCTTTCTGAGCGAGTGAAACCTGAATGTTCTGTTCAAGGAACTGCCTTTCAGCATCCTCCATCTCCTTCTGAACCCTGACTCCAAAGTTGTACATAGGGAGGTCAGAGAAAGAAGAAAGGACTTTCATGTTTGCTTCTCCGATAGCGTTCTTGTAGATACGCATGATCGCAGAATCGACAGGCAAGATCTGAAGACATCTAACCACATCCTCACACACCTTCTTGAATAGAACCATAGAAGCGTTAGTGATGTCGTAGATGGCATTGTTTCCAGCAGCAATAGCCTGCTCACGAACTCCAACCAAAGCTTCCCCTTTTGGAGAACTTGCATCCATAGCCTCGTTGACCCCTGTGGAGTCTCTGATGAGTCTAAGGTAGTGGTTGTAAATACCAATGAGTTCGTTTATGTTCCTGATGCTATTACCGATCTCTCTGATAGGTGGGTTCTGGAACCCTCCTTCAGGATCTTTGCTTCTGTAGTAGAAGACACCAGTTTGTTCGTAGATGTCATGAAGCTCAAGAGGCTGCAACTCTCCGCCCTTACCGAGCTGTACATTCTCTAATCCTTCGATGTCAATAATAAGACCATCTGGCTTAGCCTTTGCAATAGCCTGCTGAATCTTCAGGTGTGTAATCTGAAGCATGTCTGCAAAACCTACGCAGCTATCCACCATGGACTTAGGAATCATCCTGCGGATGTTCGTAGAAATGGCAGAGTAAGAGAGCCTAGCCCTAGTAATGTCGTGGATGTTCCTAGGCATGTTCTTTTTCATGCCATAGTCAAACAAGAAGTTTGTACCCAAGATGTAGCTTCCACCGTAAACGGTGACAATGTTCATGTCTCTAGGCTGTCTGTCGTAAATGCTTTCTTTGCCCTTCTTGTAATCAAACCCTTCGTAGAAGAATAGTCTGTTACCGTACCTGTTTTCTTTGTCCTCAAAGAACATGCAATCGACAGAAAGGAACTCAAAGTCCAAAACGTCAATCATGTACTCATCGTAACCGTATACGTTACGCTTCAAGTAATCATCGAAATACTGGTAGTTAAGCTTGCTCGAATCGTTGCCATTCGTACCTGAGGCGCCCTGAGCCATCTTTGCGTAGTCGTCCTCAGTGAACTGATCACCAGCAAGGCGCTTGAGCTCTGAGATAGAGATTCTCTTGATGTGGCCCGCATAGCTGAGGTCATTCATACCTGGGTCCTCAGTGTAACTGTGTACGAATCGAGTTGGGTCTACATACTCGGTCTTGATTCCGTAGTTCGGGTCGTTGCTTCTCTTAACCACAGCCATCCCGCAAGCAACCAAATCGTTGACACAACGTCTAAAGATGTCGTCGTTGAAGTTGTTCCATGACAGCGTAAGGTTTGTACCTATCTGCGCTGCAATCTCAGCATCTGTCTTGAGGTTTGTCTCCAAGAAGATTTCAGCCTCCTCCAAAGAGTCTGGCAACATGTCTGGATCTTTGTCCAGAATCAACCCACCTGTTTCTTCCTTGAGTTGAGCCAGGTCCTCCTTGATCTGAACCTGAGTCTTAATTCTCTGCTTCTCCTTGTTCTTCTCTGAAGAAGAGATAGGGTCAATGGCTTCAAGGTTTGGGTAGGGATCCCTGGACAAGATCTTGTTTGCTACAATTCTAGCAAACTTAGGCAGGATGGGAACAGGGGTGTAGTCAAGATTGACAAGGCTTCCGTCTGAACTGTTGGGGTCCATGGAAGTCAATATGCGCTTGTATATCGTAGTGTCCTGAGTACCGTTAGCGTAGTCTCTATTTCGCTCAAAGATTTTGTTTCTTCTGCGATACATAGACCCAGTGTCCTGCGTCTTCCCCCACTGGTTCTCTATGGATTTGGCATACTTCAGACCATACTTCTTGCCCTCCTTTACTTCTTGTGGCGCTAGCGGATCTGGAAAGTTCTTGTTCTGCCTGTTCTTATTGTTGTACATCAGGGCATCTGCATTTTTGCAAATATAGAAATATTCTGATTGTTAGCCTATTGGCTTGTATCTCCTAAAGAATTTCTTCTCATCGAATTTCATCTCTTTCTTTTTGATCTTGGATTTTTGAGCAGCAAGAAGAGCCAAGCCTGCACTAATGGTAAGGTCAAACTTTGTTCTGTCGTTGATCTTAAAGCCTATCCAGTCTTCAAGGGTCCTGTTGAAATACATCTTCCCATACTCACCGCTATCCCTATCCATTCCAACGTGATCATGCACGTAGGCTTCGATGGCATGGGCATGAGCTTGGATGACATCCTGAGAGTTAGAAGGAATGCCTTTGGTCTTTACATTGACTTTCGCATTAGCAGAGCTCAAGTGTTGAGGCCTTGCCATTAGGTACCCATCGTAACCTCTTGTTTCAAAGTATCTTGCGACACCGTACTTGTTGTTCTCGATTAAGATAGGGTACCCATAAAACACAGCAGCCATAAGTACATCTTCGTAGAAGATTTTAGCCAAAGGCGGACGGGACGCATACTCCAGCACAAACATGTTCGATGGGTGCTCCATGTGAAACTTGTTGTACAGGTGTAGCGCTCCTTTCGACCCCCGTCCATCGACGGTGGCGTCAAGGTCGTAGGAGTCAACCCCGCCTACCCCCAGCTCTGCATTAGGCGCAATACGTTTGCCTCTCTCCATCTTCTGGAGATTTCTAAGGTCTTCAGGTGGCATCCACGAAACGTGGAACCTACCTTTTGGATCTGGCTTAAATACTACCTTGGTGTCCTTCACACCGTCCTTCCAGACGAAGTTCCCCACAACCACAGGGTTTGGAAACAAGTCGTCATTGTACTGTATCTGCTCGTAGATCTTACCAATGTTGAACAGGCTACCGTCAATACTATCTCTAAAGGCCTCATCGGTAGTAAACGGGAACTGACGAGTTACCTCGTTGAGCTCTGACGGGTCGTGCTTGAGGCTGTGCCTCTCATTCTTGAGGTAAGTCTTGGCGCCAAAGATTATATCCTCACCATCAAGGCCCTCAACAACTTTGGTCGGGTCGTCAATGACGGGCTTGCCGTACTTGTCAAAAAAGCCTTCTAGAGACTCAAAAGAAGGAATGAAAAGCCTATACAGCCCCGTCCTGGTCCGCCCATTCGCGTTCCTCTCGTTGGGATCGGAGTCCCTCCAGAGCTCCTTGTACTCCCTTCCACCCTTGTCCATCGGATTTACGGTGCTTCCCACCATTGCCTTTCCGACGATTTTTCGCCCTACGATCAAACACGTCCGTTGAATCCTCCAGGCGTCTCTTATGTCTGTAGGTTTTTCCCATTTTCCAGCCTCATCTAAATACAGCAAATGTAGCTTCTCGCCATCATAAGCGTTGTTGGTAGTATTCTTCCAGTTGATTACCGTATTAAGAGCTTCGCCCGTCTGCGAAGTCTTATTTTTCTTCGTGATTCTCTTACTCGGCTCGCGAAAAGCCAACTCCATGCGTGGGTTAGTGGTACCATCTTGAATGGGTTTAAAGAAGAAGGGGTAGTGACGAAACATTTGCACCACCTTCTTCATGAAAATATTTTCTTGCGCGTCCTTACCAGTCTTCGACTGTATTCCTAGGAGCTTATCTTTGACTTGTGTGGCTTCGTCAAGAAGCACAGCGGAGCAGATATTGGTGTATCCACTCCGTCTGCACTTCGTATAGAGCTGTCCGATGCATCTCGGATCCGCCTCACACGCTGCCAAATGTACGAAAATATCTTTTTGGAAGTTCAGAAAGCTCGGATAGCCTATGTCCATCCGAGTCCACTGAAGCATCATATAGTGCCTACCCGTAATATATGTAGGCTCACCGTTATTATAGAACCAAAAGCCCTCACGCCTACGGCGAAACTCCTCCTCGATATACGGAGAAAACTTTTGTCGAAACTCCCTCGGCATTTCCCCCCACTCATCCATAGAGCGAATCCTAGACAGTTCCTCTGGCATACTATCCCTTTGCCACAGTTGCAAGCTTTTTGGTAAGTCATGTCCTTTAATCTCCTTCTTGGAAGGCTTAGCGGGAAGAACAATGACCAGCCCACCAATCTCGACAACTTCACCTTTCGTACCGTTGGGGCAAATTGATACAGCTGGCTCATCATATTCGTCTATGTTTACAAGGACGCTCATCAGAACACCTGGCCATACCGATTGCTTTTGAAGCTTGGGGCGCCAGACTTAGGATTCTTCAAGTCCATGTATTTTCCGCATGGACACTTGATGTCGTGATATGCACCATCGTTTCCAAACTTAATGGTGACACCACTCTTGGACTCTTCGTGCTGCTCTTCGCAGCTGCAAATGTATTCAGCCATAATTATCGACCTTGAGAAGCATAGGGCTTCTTGTAATTCTTGGATTGCTTGTTCTTGGACTGCTTAGTCTTAGCATGCACGCCCTTTCTACGAACGGCCTTTGCCGTGTAGGTATTTATCTGAGTCTTTGCCATTGCATTGAATTTAGTACGCCCGCCAGGATTCGAACCTGGGACCGTCTGCTTAGAAGGCAGATGCTCTATCCAACTGAGCTACGAGCGCATGCCCGCTTACCTGTTGTCAGGCACACCGAGGTTTCCGATGTCTGGGAACTCTGGACCTTGCTGCTTCCAGTCGTGATATCTGTGATGCTTCCTTACTGTGGAGTGAGGAGCGCAGCTGGCCAAAAGAAAAGCGATTGAGATTAGAGTAAAAATGAATTTCATGATTGCAAGTTAGATCGAATTGCTTTCAAAAACAAATCTTTCTCGCGGTCGTCAAAATTTCCTTCAGCCATGGCAGACCTCAGGAGTCTAAGGTTGGTATTCGTCTTGTCGCGAGGCAGGGCATCAAGAGACTTCAGTACATCATCGAAGCCTTGGGAGAAATCAACCTGCTCAGCCTCTGGAGATCTCACACCAGAGCGAACAATAGCCTCGAACTCAATAGGGGAGTCAATCATGTACTTCAAAGGACTGAACTTCTTTCTGACCTCTGACTGACGATCGTCATAAAAGGTAGCATTTGGGTTGATGTCCGAGTCCTGGGCAGTAAGCCTGTCGTAATCCTCTTGAGACATGCCCCTTGTAAGCTCCTTTGCTGCTCTTCTTGTGTCTCTATCCTGAACCCTGCCCTGATTCAACAAAGCCCTCAGGGGACCAAACTGCTCAGAGTGCAAAAGCTCGTGCTCAAGAACAGATTCATCTGCGCCAGGAAACATGACGACCTCCCTCTTTCTTGGGTTAAAGAAGGCTGAAGGCTTGCTTCCTCGCTGAGCAAGTTGGTTGAGGAGGTCCGCTGTGCGGGCGTCTCTAACCGAAGTTCTTGCTCTCCTTCTTTCTCTACGCTTGGTTCTCATCGGCTCCTTCTTCTTCTAGGCCTGTTGTTGGCCCTGTTCACTGACTGAGGTTGCGGGGTGGTTCTGTCAGACGACCCTACATGAGCGTTATCAAGACCATCGCCATTGCCGTACACGCCAAGGCGTCTAGCAATGCGATTGAGAGCTGCACGGTACTTTTTGGCTTTGCCTCCTTTACCGTACTTCCTGTACTCTCTCTTGTAATTTCTTGCTCCCATGTTGCAAATATAGTGATTGTTGGGGCGGCGGGATTTGAACCCGCGACTTCCTGTGTATAAGACAGACGCTCTAACCAACTGAACTACGCCCCAGTTTGATTGCCCTATATGCGTAGAGGGCCGCCTGACGAAAACCAACAACTCAGTCCTCGAACTCGTCGTTCCAGGATTCGTCCCAGAACTTGAAGTCCATCTTATTCTTTTGATAGACTATCTCTTTCCAATCACTTAGAGTATCTCTCAGCGAAACCTCCGCTGTAGTCTTTGGCTTCTTCGATTCCTCCATTTGTCTGTAGATCTTTTATCATTTGCTCCAACCGTTGTCTTTCAACGATCAATTCCTTGCAGTCAGTAGCTGTTTGTTTGATGGACTGAAGCTCAGCCTTACGTGCGCTCCCGTTGATCTCTGGATCAACAGGTTTCTTGACCTCGTCAATCATGTTGTTGATGGCAACCTCCATGCTATTCATGAGGCGCTGAGCAGCATCAACCGTTGTGAACTTCCTCTTCGACATACAAAATATCTTCTGCTCGAACTCTAAAGTACTTGACGTCGTCAATCGTTATCTCGTAGTCTCTGTTCTTTTTAATACCCACAACATCGCCAGCACCGACCCCAAGCTCTTCAAGCCAAGGAGCGTCAAAAGCAATGCGAGCTTTGCGAACAGGAGACTCGGACAACTTGACAACCTCGATAACATCGCTTTTTGCTTCATTCTCTTCGTCTTGTTCGACGGGGGTCAAAAGAGCCCAACC